CGAACAGGGTCGAGCGGCGGACTCGCGCCCCTGCTGACCAGATCACCTCGACGGTGCGGGCGTCGGTATCGGCTGAGTTTGGCGCAAGCTCCGCCGACCGGCGCAGGGCCGGTAGTTCGATCATGGTGTCCATGCTGGTCAGTCCTGTTGGTCGGAGTTGGGTTGCGCCACGCCCGCTTCGGGATCGTCTGCCGGATCGCTCCCCGGTTCATTGGCTGGGTCGTTGCCCATATCGCTGGTCTGCGCGCTGCCGGTCTTGGTGACGCGTCGCGGGTCGCTGTCCAGGACAAGCCCGAGGGTATCGAGCTTGGCATTGGTCGCGGCGATTTCAGCCAGCACGGCGTCGGGATTGCGGCCCTGCCGGGCGATCACTTCCGCCAGCGTCATGGTGCCGGAGCGGATCGACAACAGGTTCGCCATCGCATCCTTCTGCGGATCGACGGCCTCGAACTTCGGCGGAGACCATTCGACCGGCACGTCCGGCATCGGGATCTGGCCCGCTGCCCACGCGGCCTCGGTGAACCAGCGCCAGACCGGCGCGCAGAACATTGGGATGAAGAGCTGCCATTGTACGGCGTCGATCTGGCGACGGAACTCGACGAGCCCTGCGCGGATCGAGGAATAGTTGACCTGCGACAGGTCCCCGGTCAGCAACTCGTAGGGCACCCGGAACCCGGCCGAGATCGTATGCAGGCTGGCGCGCTTGTATTCGCCGTAGCCGCCGGTGGCCGACGGCTGGTTGAAGCGGATGTCCTTGCCTCCGCGCGCATAGGCAATCAGCCCCGGCTCGAACTGCTCGACCCGATTGCCGTCGGCATCGACCACGGAGGGTGCAATGCCCTGCTGCGCCTCGTCATCACCGAAGACGATGGCTGTGACGCAGGCCTCGGTCTTCTTGCGGACGAGTTCGGCAACCTCGTAGTCGTCGAGGTCGCGCAAGCTGCGGATCACCGGCGCGCCCCAAGGAACGCCGCGCGCCTGCGTGCGCTGTTTTTCATACACATGGGCGATCTCGCTCGCAGGAACCGGGCGGCTCTGCAGCCCATTCTGCATCGCGCCGTAAGCGTCGCCCGGATGCTCAGCGTGGAGCCAGTAGGCCCGTCGCTTCCCGACCGGGTCGAACTCGATCCCCTGGACGAGGCGACCAGCACCGAGCGCGCCGGATTTGGTGGCGTCGAGGAAGTCGGCCTCCAGCACCTGCAATTGCAGCGGGACGGGCAAGCCATCCGCTGCGCGACGCAACCGTCGGCGTACCAGCACCTCGCCTGCCTCGACCATCTCGCGGCAGATCAACGTCTGCAGCCCATAGAAGTCGAGCTGGCCGTCCGCGTCAGCGGCGTCCGACCACCGGGCGAAGAGCGCATCGACCTTGCGGTCCAGCTTGTCGTTGCCGCTGGCCGCCCGGGGCATGATGCCCGCACCAACAATGTTGTTCACCAGCACCGCCACGGCCTTTGCCGCATGCGGATTGTTGCGGACCAGATCGCGCATTCGGTCGCGCAGGAGCGCGCCCGCCACGCTGACCTCGGTGTCGGCGGAAGTTCCCGGGGCGCGCCAGCCTTCGGTGCGCCGCCCCTTCGCGGCACCATCGTAGCCCCGCGTCAGGGTTTCGAACGCCTGCCTGGCAAGGACACGGCGGGCCGCCGTGCGTGGCGCAACGGAGGCTATGGCGTGGTCAAACCAGTTGGCCGACATCAGCGATCCCCGCGCGAGAAGCCCGCGTGCCCAGCGACCGGCAGAGGCCGGGTCGTCCCCGCGATGGCGCGCTCGATAGTGCGGATGCGCGCCAGCAGATCCTCAGCCGAGCCGTAGTCGACGGATTTGCCATCATAGCTGACCCGGGTTGTGCCGCTGGCATAGGCACGGCGCAGGGCCGAGAGCTCGGTTTCCGTCCAGTCTGCCATCAAAACCATCCTCCACGCCGTCCGATCCAGTCGGATTGGCGTTTGCCCTGTGAAGCCTGCGCTTGCCTGTTGATCTGCCCTGCGGGATCCGCAGAGGCGTCGACGACCCCGAGTTGATCCTCGAGGTCGCGCCATTTCTCGTCGGTCCAGCGGTCCGCGCCCACGATCCAGGCGGCGGCGCGGGCATAGACCCGGCAGTCGAGCGCCTCGTTACGTTCCCGAAGCTTCTGCCATTCCAGCCGGGCGAAGCCGCGCTTCGTGCGCACGGTGACCAGTTGCTCGGCGACGAACTGCTTCAGCCATTCGTTCTCGACCCAGTGCGGCAAGTGGACCGTGCCGGGCGAGAAGACCGCGCCGTCAGCACGTTCTTCCTCGGTTGGTCGTTCAAGCCGAAGGAAGCGATACGTCTCTGCCTTGAATGTCGACACCGCCACGGTCCAGAGCCGTGCCCCACGCCGCAGACGTTTGCCGCCCTCGGTCGCGTCCACATAAGTCGGCCCGGACACCGGGCTCGCGCGGTTGAAGCCTTCGACGCCCTTTACTGGTGCGACCTGTGCAAACCCTTGCGCCCGCGACCAGCCATAGACCGCCGGGGCCTCGTAGCCCGTGTCGATGGCAAGCCGCGCGATCTTAAGATGCGCGCCGCGTTCGTGCGGCCAGGTCCGGCCGAGCAATTCCGTCAGATCGCCCCAGGCCTCATGCCGATCCGGTCCACCCTCGATCACGATGTGATCGACCAGCCAGCTTTCGAGACCACGGCCCCAGGCCCAGACATCGATTTCGATCCGGTCCTTCTGCACATCGGCCCCGGCGGTCAGGAACAGCCCGCCCAAAGGGACGATGCCCGGTTTCCAGCGCTCGCGCTGATCATAGAGCCGTTGCCAGTCAGGCGCTTCGCCGGTCTCGACCCAAGTTTCGCCGAGGATCGTGTTGCGGAACGCCTTGATCGCCTCGTCAGACCCTTGCGCCGCGTCCCATGCCCGCACGATCCGCTCCCAACTCAGCCAGCCTATGGGCGAATAGAGCGCCGAGAGGTGATACCCGACCGTGGTCGGATCGGCGGCCTTGGCGGTCGCCCGCCATTCGCCCCCCTCCAGCATCGCCGTCTTGTGATGTTCCGCGATGGGCGTCTCGCAGCCCTCGCAGTGATATTCCGCAGTCTCGGGACGACCCTTCTGCCAGCGCAGCCGCTCGAACTTCAGCCACTGTTCCTGTCCGCAGTGCGGGCATGGCACAAAGAACCGCCGCTGATCGCTTGCCTCGAACTCGCGTTCGATCCGGGAGAGCCCCCGGATTGTCGGGGTCGAAACCAGGAACACCTTGCGCCGATGGGCAAATGTCAGCGACCGCGCTTCGGCCAGCGTTACCGGATCGCCTTCGTCGTCAGCGGAGGCCGGATAGGCATCGACCTCGTCGAGGAAGATGTAGCGCGCGGGTGTCGAGCGCAGACCCACGGCCGAGTTCGCTCCGGTCATGATCAGGATGCCGCCGGCAAATTCCTTCGACAGCATGGTGTTGCCCGCGTCGCGGGAGCGGGCCGGTTTGACCCGCTCCCGCAATTCGGGGCTCTCGTCGATCAGCGGATCGATCCGCTGGCGCGAGTTCCTTTTCGCCAGTTCCACCGTCGGCTGGACCGCAAGCATTGGTCCCGGCGCCTGGTGGATCGCAAAGCCGATCCAGTTATTCCCGGCCTCAGTCGCGCCGACTTGAGCGGCCTTCATGAAGACGATCCGCTGAGACGGATCTCCGGGCGAGAGCCGATCCATGATTTCGCCCATGTAGGGCGTGCGGGCGGTGCGATACCGACCCGGCTCAGCCGAGGCGCGGCCGGAAAGCATCCGGTGTCGATCCGCCCATTCAGACACGGTCAGGTCCGCATCCGGCGTGAGGCCCGCTCCCCAGGCGCGCAGGATCTCTGCCGCGCCGTCGAACTCGAGGGCTTCATCACCGGAGATCGGGTTTGACCTCGGCAAGCTCGTCGAGCTGGGCACGGACATGTTTCTCCAGAACCTTCTGCATCGTAGCAGGCTCAACGCCCAGATCGGCCGCCATTAACGCCGATGCGCGCGCGGGCCAGTTGATCCAGACGTCGCGCTCCTGCCGCGCCAGCCGGAAGACCAGCGACAGCGCGCGGGCCCGGTCGATCAGTTCACCCTTGAGTTTCTGCAGCCGGAGACGGCGTTCCTGCGCCTTCAGCACCTCGTTGGCCGTTTTGGCCTGCAGGAAGGTGGTGCCACTGCCAACCGGCGGCGCCGCCAGACCCTGTTCGCGCAGGGTTTCGCCCACGGCCGATACCGCCGCCTCCGGGACGGGTTTGAGCTTCGGCGTCGGTGCCTTGCGGGTCTTCGACGGATCGGTCGCCTGCGCGCGCAAAGCATCGCTGGCCTCTGCGTCAATGCTGCCATCGGAATGCAGCACGAGCCGTCCTGTCGCCTTGGCCTTCTGGATTGCCCCGCGCGAGAGGCCAACGCGGGCAGCGTATTGGCGCTCGCTCAGACCCTCCATTGCGCGCTCCGATTGTCATTCAAAATCATGTGCTTATGTAGTTGATAAGCCTCCGCACCAGAGCGAACGTGGTCTCACGCAAACGATGCAATTCACCACGGAGCCGCCACGATGACCCGCCTGAACCCGCAGACAACGCCCCGCCATCAGCTTCGCGCAGAGAAGGCACGCCGCAACAAAGAGGCGGCTTTTAACGCCTTCATCGGCAAGAAAGCCGAAATCGACGAGATGCTCGCCCGGCTCCAGAGCCTCAGCGACGATCATTTCAACTGTCACCCCGACGAGATCGGCTGGGCCACGGTGGGCAGCCTCGAGCACTACGCCAGCCTCCTGAATCGCATCACCGACAGCGCCTTTGGCGAAGGCGAACACGCGGAGTGAGCCCGATGACCAGCACCCTTGCAGAACGCTACAACCGCGAGGCCACCCGCCTGATGCCACACATGGGCAGCGACCTTCAGGTCGACCCGACCATCAACACCGCGACGGAGATCGACGAGATCGTGTTTCGCCGTAGCGAATATCTCGGCGGCATGGCGGCCGTCCTCCTTGCCCTGATCGCGCGCGACGACTGAACCATCGCACGTCGGTCCCGGCCCGCCCAAGCGGCGGGCTCGCCCCGGTAGAAGCCTCGCATTCCGCGCGGCTCAAAACCCGGAGGCAAACATGTCCAAACTCACCGACACCCAAGCCATCATTCTCAGCGCCGCATCTCAACGCGACGGCAGTATCGCCTTGCCGCTACCCGACAGCCTGCGCGGCGGGGCCGCCGCCAAGGTGGTCGGCGCAATGCTCGCCAAAGACTTCCTCGAAGAGGTCGAGGCCGACATGCGAAAAGGCGAGCCCGTCTGGCGCGAGACCGGCGACGGCCACGGCGTCACGTTGATCGCCACCGACGCAGGGCTCGCCGCCATCGGGATCGAGCCCAAGGACGCGAACACCGCGACCGAGGGCGACGCGGACGCGCCGACCGAAGAGCCCAAGACGCGCACCCCACGCGTGGGCACCAAGCAAGCAACGCTCATCGCCATGCTGCGGGCGCCAGACGGCGCGACCATCGCGGAGATCATGGCCGCGACGGGCTGGCAGTCGCACACGGTGCGCGGCGCGATGGCCGGGGCGTTGAAGAAGAAGCTCGGGCTCGAAGTGACCTCGGAGAAGGTCGAGAACCGGGGGCGCGTGTACAAACTCCCTGCCGCCTGACGCAACAGACCCCGACAGGTTGATGGCCGCCGTCCCGCCGGGACGGCGGCACGTTACAGTGGCAAGCGAACAGGCAAGGTCCCTTCGAAACCGCTACCGCATTCGTTGGTCTACGCAGGATAACTCGGCAGTGTTTATCGGCTCGATGAAATGCGACAGGAATCTGATTTGATCGTCGATATTCTGCAGGCGGAGAAGAAGCTCGACTACCTCCCAAGCACATCACTCACTGGGAGAACTTTCCACCCCGTTTGCAGGCTCGCCATTCTCGCTATCGACACCGCT